CTGAAGATTGCAGGAAAATCTTCAGAAGAATTTGAGGTTATGCTGGGTCAATTAACGCTAGAAGAAATAATTGCATTAAAGCTTGAAATCTCAGCAAAAATGATCAATAATAAGTTATATGGGCTTGAGCTTTGGAAGGCAATCCCCAGAATCACAAAAGATGCTCTTTTAAAATTTGCGGTGTCAGCGGCGCAGACTCAACAAGATGCATGTAGAATACTAGGAATTAAGCCTGCTGAACTAAGAAAATTAAAAGATATTTACAACTTTGAAAATTATTTTGAAAAATAAGTTAGACAACTCAGGACACCTGTGCTATAATAGTTTCTATAAGCAGGAGCAGAAGCATGAACAAAAAATGTACTCCAGAGAGGTTTCTTTGAAGTACTAGAGAGTTGGCTTAGGTCGTCTATGCGTTTTGTTATTTAGGTTCTAGGTCCGTATGAACCTTGCCGAATGCAATGAAATGGAGGATTCCCATTTAGAAGGGCGGCGAATTAAAATCGGGCTGGCATGGTGATGAGCGAGGAGATTCACCCGACCTACCAACTCTTGCCCCCACGCGCATACAAGATACGATAAGGGCACGTATTACTTAATGATATAATTGATAAAGATATAAAGTGACGGCAAAAAACACTAGGCATGCACCCTTCCTAGTTAAAAAAAGAGAATGAAATGTGGCAGCTTTGGGAATGGAACGGAAGATATATACAGGGCAATTTAGTAAGCAAGCACAAAACCGAAGCTGCCACTATTTCTAAAGCAAAAAAAGTACTAGGCGAAGATATAAGATTAACAAAAGAAGAAAAAAAGAAGGAAACAATAATTTGGATTGATAGTTCTGAAGGAGTTCCAGTAGGGCTCATCAGAAAACCCAAGGGGGCGCAACGGCTTCGACAGGGTAAGAAAGAGAAAGAGTGCAAGTAGGTTAGACACGACCTTAACAGTTCAAAAACAATAGTTGCAAATAACAACAACCACTTCGAACAGCGCTTAGCCGCTTAGTAGGGAGGCGGACTAGGGCCTTCTATCCAATCTAGTCAAAACAACAGATAAGTTGTAAAAATCAAAAAAACTTATCGCAACAGGATGGTAAGCGATATTTTATAACCATCTAGCTTTTCAGTTAGTGATTAAAACTGAATAAACTTGTGAACGACTTATATTGGACTTATTTTGGACGCGGGTTCGACTCCCGCCGCCTCCACCAAATTAATTTAAAAAAAACTTGACTTAAGTGTTAAGATAAGTTATATTAAAACAACAACTAAAAGGAGATCTTAATAATGAGATATGTTGTACCCATCCTAGCCTGCGTGTTTGCTTGTGCATGTGGCGATAAGGATTCAGATGATACAGGCACCGATACCGCTGCAACGGATACTGCAGCTGAAGAGTAGATAGGATAAAATTATGAAGACTGTTACACCAAATAGTACTGTTACGGTACACTACAAGGGAACCCTTAACGACGGAACTGTTTTTGATGACTCCAATGTTAGAGGATCGGCAATCGAAGTTGTAATGGGAACTGGCAGAGTAATTCCCGGTTTTGAAAATGCACTAGTAGGAATGACCGAAGGTCAAAGCAAGAATGTTACAATTTCTGCTGCAGAAGCCTATGGTCCAACTAATCCTGATGCAATTCAGGCAGTGCCGCGCACCGCATTTCCCCCTGACTTTACTCCCACGCCCGGGGAGACTGTACAGGGCACTTCTGAAACTGGCCAGCCGCTAGTAGCTAGAGTTGTCGAGCATGACGACAGTAGCGTTACTTTGGATTTTAATCATCCTCTTGCTGGCGAAGATCTTACATTTGATCTTGAAGTAGTGGGAATTGAACAAGAAGTCGCAACAGAGAACAACGAAGAAGAGTAATGTCGGATTCTGAAAAAGAATTCGTTCAAGCGGTCGGCGCCGCAGTAGCTAAGAGCATTTTATATATTTGCTTGACTGTTACTGCGGCGCTTTGTCTTTATGAAAGACGTTTAAACCCGAAAATGATTGAACAGTGTGAAGAATCTTGTAGTGGCACAAATACTCACATGGAATCGGTAACTTATACTAAGTGCGAGTGTGCTCCGCTAGGCGATATAAGTAAGGAACAAAATATTTGGGCTCTACCACGATAGGTCAGTAAAGCTGCAGTTTGTTTAACAAGGAACTAATTACAACGTCTATAGTAATAGACAGGAGGAAATTAATATGTTAGGTAAACTTAGAGATGGCGCACTTTGCGCTTGGGCAGACCTTATGGGTGGAGAACACCGTTGGTGCGTCCGCGGAGCACTTGCAGTAGGCCTTGTTGCCGGCTGGTGTCTCGGCGCGCTTGCCTGCTAAAACATAGTAATACAATGGCGTCCCTAGTACACTAGGTGGTAAGAACAAGCTTGTGGTAAGTTGTTCATATATTGAAAAAAAAATCATTTTGTGTTAATATTTATATATGGAAACAAGATGGAAGTACGGAATGATCAAGGTGGCGGAAGAATTTGATCTTGAAACAAATGAATTTTTAGATGATATTTGTGAATTAGTAGAATTATATGAAGATATAGAAGGTAATTGGTCATCTTTCTGTCGCCCGTCACTGACCTCACCAGAAAACTTAAGTGTAGCAATGGTAGAGGTTATGAAAGATGGAATTAATACATGGTTTTGGGAAAATGGCACGTTTAGATGGTCAATGGAAAACAGGTTCTGGGAATGGACCCCGGCAACTAACTAAAAAAGAACTAGCTGGTTTAACCGTCGTAGTAGTTCATATTGGGCTTATATTATTTTTTGTGTCATGTATATCTTCATTAACAAAATGGTATAAAAAAATTAGCGCTAGTATGAAAAATAGGTTAAAATCTAAACATAAAGTTGATATAATTGATGTAGAATACGAAGAGGTGACAAATGAGCAATGATGAAGAAAAAGAACTAGGGGATTCACCCCAGTTTTATATTTTAGGATTTCACAAAGAGCCTGATTCTGACGAGGTTCGAATTGACTATCAGGTAACCGAAGAATTTAAAAAATGGTATAAATCAAAGAATAATCTTAAAAGATGGTCACGCAAGCATTTTGAAAAAAAACTTGTTGAGTTGGTAGGAAATGACATCAGATCACAGTTGAAAAAAAACAAAACAATCCAAAAATAGTTGACTCAGACCTTGCCATGTGGTATATTATATAAAGATGATGGCCGGTAGCTCAGTGGTCAGAGCAGTCGTCTTATATGCGATTGGTCGTGGGTTCAATCCCCACCCGGCCGACCAAAACTAGGTGTGGTAAAAAAAATGAAAAATATTATACTTTTTGACATGGATGGCACCTTAACAGAGCCGAGACAAACAATTGAAGAACCAATGATCCATCAATTGATGGAAGTGCTTCGATTAGGGCATGATGTTGGAGTGGTTACAGGCTCTCCCGAAAAATATGTTTTTGAACAAATTGGTAGCTTTATCGAAAGATATCAAGACACTAGCAAAGGAACTAATGTAAATAGCAGATTGCACATTATGCCTTGCAATGGTACCCAATACTCATATTACGTGGGAAAGTATAGAAATGAAATAGTCCCAGAAAATATGATAGATGAACTTGGAGAGAATAATTTTTATGATTTAACAGCAGCTTTGGTATCTTTGCAGGCAGAAGTACTAGGTCAGCTGAAGTTAAATAATTTGGCTCTTACTGGAGATTTTATTCAGTATAGAGGTTCGATGATTAATTGGAGTCCAATCGGTCGAAACGCAAATACATTACAAAGAAAAGAATTTGTTAAATATGATCTTAGAACAAATTTTCGTAATGTATACAAAAGTGTGCTAGAGGGCTGGCTAGTACATAAAAAAATGCAGGATCAAATTACAGTAGCATTAGGTGGTTCAACCTCCTTTGATGTCTATCCAAAAGGATGGGACAAGACTTATGCTATGAGTTGGTTTGCTGCTCCACTAGCTGGTAAAGAATATCAGTGTTGGTTTATTGGTGATAAGTGCCAGCCCGGGGGTAATGACTACCATTTATATGAATTGTTAGAACCTCATGGTCGAGGTTTTGAAACAAAGAACCCTGAAGAGACTATCGAAATCGTAAAAAATATTTTATCAATTTTAAGCCCCGATAGCTCAGCTGGATAGAGCAACGGCCTTCTAAGCCGTGGGCCGCAGGTTCGAATCCTGCTCGGGGTACCATTCACAACTAGTAAAAGGAACAAACGTGGGTTATCATTATGGAGACTTTTTAGGTCTAGGGAGGAATAATAGAGAAATGACAAGAACGCCTTATGATACAGTTATGGTTAGTGGTGGGTTTGACCCCATCCATATTGGTCATGTAAGAATGATTCAAGATGCTGCAAGAGAATTTGGAAATGTAATTGTGGCAGTAAATTCAGACGATTGGCTTTTGCGTAAAAAAGGGTATGTATTTATGCCTTGGGAAGAGCGCGCCGAAATCGTTAGAGCAATTACGGGAGTGACAAAAGTTGTCGCT